GAACTTGCTTTGACAATGTTGCCACAAGTAACGTTTGACGCAAGGCTTGAAGAAGCGCAGACGCGTTGCCGATTTGATTTGTTGATAGCTCAGGTTCAACTTGCGGTTTTCGTCAAGATGCTTGCTGTGATAGATCGTGTAGAGACCGTCCAAAAGACGGGCACGCAAATCATAGGGTAGGTAGTGAAGGTTTAGGCCCAGAAAGCCGTCCTTATAGAACTTGATTGGAATGACCAGCGGAAAAATATCGTAGTATGGTAGTTTTTTCTTGAGTTTTGGGTCATAGAAAAACAGATACATGCGCCCAATCGAACGCACGGTCATGTTCGCGCGAGGCACAAGGCGTTCGCGGTTGATATTCATAATCGCATTTGATCCGATCATGGACGCGGTCTTCGCGAACCATTCGCGCGCCTTGGCTACACTTTGAGTAAAGCGAGCTTTTTGTGCTTGGTATTTCTGTTCAAGAGCCCCGAGTAGACTCATCTGGTTTTAATTCCTAACTGTTGCTCTGATAAAATCTCGAAAATGAAGCCGTTGCGTTGACACCACATGTCAGCGGCTTTCCACTTGGCTTGATTAATAAGGTAGGTTGTGTGTTCGTTGATTAGTTTCTTGCGGTTTTTGGTATTACGTTTCGGGGGAGCAACTTCCTTCGATGGTTTAATTTCAATGACAAAGGTCTTGATATCACCGCCTGGATACTTCTTCTTCACGAGGAAGTCAGGATAGTAGTGGTGCGTTCGCATATCGACAGGTGACGTGTAAGGAATTGAGAATTCTTCGCTGGACCAAGCTATGACAGAAGGATCGGCATCCAATTCACGCATGTATTTAAATTCCCAACCGCTGCGATACTGGATATTGGCGACGTTACCGATATATTTTGAAGGGTTGAGGGGGTTGTACAATCCTTGCCGCCACCTCTTTTTTTCCTTTGTCTTCCAAACCATCTAAATACTCGTTGAACTGAAATAACTAAACCTAACGAGTATTTAGGACACTAATGCCCATTACCCTCAACGAGGTTCCACAACAAACCATCAATCAAGATACTGATGCTCTAAGTCGTGTCGTCCCTAACACGGGTCGAAACGACGTGGTGCAGAAGCTTGCGGCATGGAAACAAATCAATTCAGGGGCACATACGCTGCGATTTCCATCCGACTTGGGCAAATACTACATGCGTATTCAGTTGGCGGATTATAAACGTGCCAGCGCGACCAGCTTAACATTCACCCCTACAGCGACGATTGTCCTGCCAATGACGGCACAATTAGCCGACACCAATCAAGTCAGGTATGAGGAAGGGTCTCTTGGACCGCTTGGAGGTGAAATTGCCGACGCTACTTTAAAATATTTGAACAACGTCGCGAAATCGATGAATAACACTCAATTTTCCATAAGCGGTTTACAAAAAATACTTACTGCCACTGTTGGGGCAGACTTTAGTGGCCAGGGGTCACTTCGCCAAACTGATGGAACTGGAATTAGGGATGCTGGATTACTGACCGCAGGGAGATTTGTTAATGATGTTATTACTTCAGCATCTGATGGAACTATTAAAATTCCCCTTGATGAAGCTATCGGTTTCGCAGGATTTGCGGTGAACCAATTCTTCGTGGTCCTTATGAAGGGACCGACTTACAAGGAATACACGTTCCATTGGCGACTAATGCCGCGCAACGCAGGCGAATCTGACACCATCCGCAATATCATCACGACGTTGAACAACGCCGCGGCAGTTGGACTTACCGAAAGTAAATTGTTTTGGAAATTTCCTCAGGTTGCGCGTCTATCCTTTGTGCCCAATAGTTCATACTTATTCAAGTTCAAACCCGCCGTCATTGAATCAATTCAAGCCAATTATGCCCCACAAGGTTCGGCCGCTTTCTATCATTCAACAGGCGCACCCGAAGCCGTAGACCTTACAATCGTATTCAAGGAAATGGAATACTGGTTGACTGGTGACTTCTCCAATGGGGATGACCCTGGTGCCTCCACCTTAGACACAAGCGGCGCGGGATTAGCAGGATGACACAGAATATAAAAGGCGGTTTTCTTGATACCATTGAAAGAGGCGCGTCCAAACTTTCTTCATCCCATGTCGCCAAGAAAATACGTGGACCTTACAGAAGTCCGAGCCTCAAGACACGATTGGGCGTTACTAAACTTAAGAAAAACTTTCGAAAGGCTACAGGTCTCAACGCAATTGCGCGATGGTCACCCTCGCGCGTTGGTCAACGCATAAAACAAAAATACGGATGGTATAGTGATTCCATGAAGGATTTGCGCGCCACTCTATCGTTCAATCGCTTCAATCCGTTCAATAGAATACCGAAACTATAAGGAACCTGAATGATTATCTTTGGAATTGTTGCCTGTTACTTTTCAACCCTTACTCAATGTGGTGCGGTCTATGACCATGTGAATATCTATGCAAGTCCCCAGGCGTGTTTGATGCATATGGATGACATGAAGGCCAAGGAACCCGACAAATTCACTGATGATGAAAAATTTAGGTCCAGTTATGTGTGCATGGAATTTCGCGGGCCAAAAAAGAAGATAGTTCCTTTCCTCATGATGATGGAAGGGTACCATGCAAAGGAGAAAGCATAATGCCTAAGGCACATCGCGACGGCGATCTAAGGGCCTGTGACGCAACAACCGTTGTCGTCGGACAATCTACAGTCTTCGTGAATGGTAAGTTATGGGCGGTCAAGGATGACCCTAACACTCATGCGGACGGCGGGCTCATTCCCACCAAATCAACGGTCTTCATTGAAGGTAAACCCGTTATCGTTCACACACCCGACTTAGCGAAAGTAGACGGTTTAGAGCACGTAGGTAGCGAAGACGAAACGGCGGAAGGTAGCGATAACGTGTATGCCTACGAGCAAACCTAAACCAAGCAAGCTTGCGCGAAAACTCCTACACGATGCCAACAAAATAACGGCCTGCCATAACTGCAAATTCAGTTGGATCAACCATGACACTGGATACGGCAAGTGCGGGCATTCACCCTTCCCGAAACCAATTGAAGAATGGGACACGTGCGTACATTGGGAAAATAAAGAGATAAAGAAAAAGTAAATGGTAACCCGAGGTGATCGATTTACGATCAAAACCAAACAAATCGAAGCCTACAGCGACTTCACTACCAATTTCGCACTCAACCCTATAACAGGCTATCTGGCGCGCGTTACCAACGAAGACGCCGTAAAGCAGTCCATCAAGACATTGCTTCTGACCCAACGCGGTGAACGTTTCTACAATGCGGCATGTGGATCGCGTCTGTACTCGCTTCTGTTCGAACCGATGGATGATGTGACCGAAACTTCCCTTAAGGAAGAAGTTGTGACGACCATCAAGAACAATGAACCGCGCGTTGGTAACATCGATTGCACAGTTGTCGGCAATCCTAATGCTGATCTTTACAACATCAGCATTTCCTACTCCATCATAAATATTCCAACTCAAGTTTTTACCCTAAACCTTACCCTAAGTCGCGTGAGGTGACGGCCGCTGTTGTCTAAAATAAAACAAAAAAGAAAAGAATTAAATGGCTGCTAATAACGTTTCTACTTCAATAAATCTTGTTGACTTAGATCAGGGCGCACTACTCAATGACTTTCGAAATTACCTCCGTACTCAGGACATTTTCAAAGACTATGATTTCAAGGGTTCTGATATCAACATCCTTCTTGACGTTATGTCGTACAACACGTTCAAGAATGCCTTCTTTCTCAATATGGCATTCTCGGAACGCTGGTTGGACTCGGCACAATTGCGTTCAAGCATCTTCTCCCATGCCAAGGAACTGAACTACCTGCCGCGCTCGATGCGGAGCGCCAAGGCATCGGTGACCATCAATTTCACGGCGACGGGTGACCAAGCCCCTTACATCATTCCCAAGGGTGCGCAACTATCAACCATCGTCAAGTCAACAGCCTTGACCTTCTCAACCCCCGAAACCATCGTCGTATCGTCGGTTGATCAGAACTACACGTTTACCACGGATATCTACGAAGGCGTCTATGTTCGTGATCCCTACGTTTACACTCAAACCGATCAAAGATTCAAAATCACCAATCCCAACATCGATACCACGTCATTGACTGTCACGGTATTCGAGGATGGTTCAACCGTTGGTGACGTATACAAACAAGCAATGACCCTTCTGGACCTTGACGAGTTCAGTAAGGTGTTCTTTGTGCAAACAAGTGAGACAGGAAGTTATGAAGTTATATTTGGCGATAATATCTTGGGCCGTAGACCAAAGTTTGGAGCGGCTATCGCCTTTGATTATCGAATTTCAAAAGGCAGCGAGGGTAATGGCGCTAAACAATTTAGCGTTGATTTTGACCCTACTGGAGTTGCAGAGCTTACAGGGTCTCCAACCATTGAAGTCATCGAAGCATCCAATAATGGAACTGACGCTGAAACAAATGAGTCCATCAAATACTACGCGCCCCGTAGTTATCAGGTTCAGGAACGCACAGTCACAGCAACCGATTACGAAGTCGCGCTAAAGCAACAGTTTCCCGAAATCAATGCCGTCGCAGTCTATGGCGGTGAAGAACTCGATCCGCCCATCTTCGGTAAGGTGTTCATCGCCATCGATATCAAGGATGTGGACGGCTTGCCCGACTCCAAGCGGGATCAGTATTTTTCGTTTCTGAAGTCCCGCGCGCCGTTCTCGATTGATCCGCAGTTCATTGATGCCGACTTCATGTATTTGGCCATCGATACGCTTATTCGTTACAACATCAACGTCACGACGAACTCAGCCAACCGCATGAAGGCCATTGTCGCAGATACAATCAATAGCTTTAACAAGGTCAACCTGAACGACTTCAATGTGATCTTTCGCAACTCGATTTTCTCCAAGGCAATCGACAATGCGGATACTTCTATCATTTCGAACATCACCAATGTTGCGGTCTACAAGAAGGTCAACCCGTCGCTTACCAAGTCGAACAACTTCGATATCAACTTCGGAATCGCCATCGAGTCTGACATTCCCGCAAAAAACAAGATTTACCCCGCGATTGACGACAAAGCCGTCTGGTCATCATCCTTCACATTCCAGAATCAGACTTGCACAATCGAAGACGACGGCAATGGCGTACTCAACATCGTCAAACCTCAACAAGGTAACAAAATCGTTGTGGTTAGTGTTGGCACGGTCGATTACAAAAACGGTTTTGTCTCATTAAAAGACTTTTCCTTGACCAACTATGACGGTTCGGCCCTGAAGATTTATGTCTCGCCAGCCGACAAGGATATTTTGGCTTCGAAAAATAACGTCATGCTTATCGATCCAACCGACGTAACAATCGCAGTCGAGACACTTAGAATCTAATGGCCATAGACACGCATCGCGGCTTTAATATCAACGTCTTTCGGGCGGCGATCAACGAACTGAACATCGCCCGCCCCAACCTGTTCCTGGTGGAATTTAGCGTTCCACAGGGGTTGACGACGGCTGGACAGGGAATGCTGACAACCGTCAAGACACTCGAATACTGGTGCGAAGTCGCGGCCCTTCCTGGTGTGCAAATTCAAACCTATCCAGGCCAACGCTACGGTTACGGCAATTACGAAACGCGCGCCTTACTCAATGCCTTTGCCGAGCTTGGGGTTGATATCTTCTTCGATACCAACGCTGCCAACTGGCAATTCTTTGCCGATTGGATGAACCTGATTATCAATCGTAATGGACAGAATGGTCCGTTGGCGCAATCAGGTCCAAACGGCGCATCCCAAAACGAATTGGAGTATCGCGACAACTTTGTGGCCGATGTGGGTGTCTACATATTCGATCCCATGGGCAATGTCATCAAACACATTATCATGAGAGACGCCTTCCCCAAGGCCATTGGCGACATTCGTCTTGGTTGGGGGGAACTCAACTCAATCATGCGCCTGCCCGTGCAATTTGCTTACAACGACTGGTACGAAGCTCCTGTCCAAAACGCCTTACCTACGGTTCCTGCGCTTCCACCATTGAAATAATAATTTGGAGATTTAATGCTACCTACTCTGACTCATCCGCTATTCACCGTGACCATACCATCCACCAAGAAACAGGCCAAACTACGGCCCATGTTGGTGAAGGAAGAAAAGATACTTCTCATGGCCAAGGAATCTACCGACGCCATGGCCGTCATGTTGGCCGTCAAACAGATTGTTCAGAACTGCATCGGTGACAAGGTTGATATCGACAATCTGACGCTATTCGATATCGACTACCTGTTCATTCAGATACGGTCGAACTCTATCGATCCGACCATCAAGGTCACGGTCGAAAAGAACGGCAAACCCTATGAACAGATCGTCAACTTATCTGAGGTTCAAGTCAAGTTTCCCGAGGGTGTTGATAAGGTCATCAAGTTTGGTAAGGATCAAGCCATAACGCTGAAGTATCCCGAAGCCAAGTTGTATGAATCGCCCGAGTTACAGGATGTGACCAGCACGGAAAAGCTGATTGAGGAATTGATGTTCAACTGTTTCGAAAGTTACGCCGAAAAGGATAAAATCTATAACTTCAACGAAGCCACGCGTGAAGAAGCCTTGACCTTCATCGATAACCTGCCCGTTGACGTGTATGGTAAGGTCTTCAAGTTTTTTGAAAACATGCCTCATATATTCTATGAAGTAAAATTCAAAAATGAGGAAGGAAAAGAGGAAGCAATTCCGCTTACGAAGTTAAACGATTTTTTTTCCTTTTAATGCAGCGCAATTCGCTGCAACTGTACTACAAAAATCATTTCATGATGAAACTCATGTATAACTTCTCGATTCCAGAAATTGAGAACATGATGCCTTGGGAACGTGACATGTACATTGACATGATCAACGCCGAAGAAAAGAAGAAAGAACGTGCCTAATACCCTTGGTTCTGGCCTTAAGACGCTTGCAGGAATGGTCTTCAACACGAAACCCGTTGAAGCCCCTAAATCGACTACGGCCAAGGCTCCAAAAGTTGTCGTCACCCCGCCCGTCATTCCAACACAGACGGCAGTCAAAGTCTCTACGTCGGGTGTC